TGGCCGCCCTCGACATTGGTCCAGCGCGATATGGAAATTCCCAACATTTGCGAGAACTTGCCCGGCTTGGGATAGCCGAGCTTGAGCCGCAAGTTTTTCATGCGGGCATTGACCGGATGCAACTTGCGCTCGTCGTTTGACATGAAAACCTTTTGTTGCAGCGGGCGGTAGTCCGATAGGATAGGGCCAACGGCCCTTACCAATAGCACCGCCCGGCCAAAAACCAAATAACTTGGACGGTGATTAACAGTCAAAACCGGCAGTAACCGGCAATTGCCGACTCCGATACGCATGGCGATCGGAGTACGCTATGCGCCATGCCGACCGACACGATCCTCGCCACTGCCGCGCAAGTCATTGACGCCTTAGGCGGAAATGCCGCCCTTGCGGCCAAGCTCGGTGTGACCCGGCAGAATCCCGACAACTGGCGCCGGTCCAGGAAATTCCCCGGCTGGACCTATGTGCCGATCTTCAAGCTGTTGATGCCGCTCGGCTTTACCTGCCCGGCCGGGCTGTTCCCCGGCAAGCCAAAGGTTTTTACCCACAAGGTCAGAAGGAAAAAACGCAAGAGAAATGTTCGCCGCGCCGGCACGACGACCCGACGGCACAGCACAAAGAACGGCGGCGGACATGGGCGGAAACAACGGGCACGACAACCACAAGCTCGGCGCATGGTGGGGCGAGCGGATCGAGCTCCTCAAGGCGCTCTGGCGCAAGGGGCTATCGGCCTCGGAGATCGGTAGCGAGCTCGGCGTGTCCCGCAATGCCGTGATCGGCAAGCTGCACCGCATCGAGGGCTATACACCGGAACCGCACCGGCCGCCGCCACGAAAGCCGCCGCCGCCGGTCTGGAAACCGCCGCCGCCGCCAAAGCGGCGCGTCGTTATCAACGTCCCGTTCCTCAACCTGACGCTCGACGAGCTCAAGCGCGGCGTATGCCATTACCCGCACGGCGATCGGGTGCCGTATCGCTTTTGCGGCGCGCCAGTAAAAGAGGGCTCGGCATATTGCCGGCTTCACCACCGGATTGCCCATCACGCGCTATCTCCTGAGCGCCGTCATCTATCGAGCGGGGCAACGCAATGAAACCCCGCACAATGAAAAATCCGCAGATTACTGTCGAGCGCCTTCGCGAGTTGTTGGTCTATGACCAAACGACCGGCGTGTTTACGTGGAAACGATCGAAGGGAAAAATTGCCGCTGGCTCAATTGCCGGGGCACATCAAAAGACCGTTGCGTTTTGCGCTTACATCACAGGGCATGACGGCAAGAGAATTTCGCTCGGTACATATCCGACCGCCGAGGAAGCTCACGCCGTCTATGTCGAATATGCCGAAAAGATGCGCGGCGAGTTTGCGAGTCCGCGATGACGAAACATTGCCCATGTTGCGGCCAACCGCTGTTGACCTGGCACGGCGTCAAGCTGCCGCCGAAGCAAGCCGCGATCCTCGACATGATCGACAAGGCCAAAGGCCGCGGCGGCATCGCGCTCGAAACGCTGGCGCTCGCGTTCTATCCCGACGTCGATACCACGCGCGCGCGGCAACGAATCAAGGTTCACGTTACCCAAATCAACGACCGCTTTGCATCGACCGATCGACGCATCTTGCGGCGCGACGGGCGCTATTGCTTTGAGGCGGCGCCATGAAAACGTCGGATCGCACGCTCCGATCAAATCGACAGCGTTATCAAATCTATCGTTCTCAAAACGGATTGTGCGGAATTTGCCACGAGCCGCTCGGCGCTGAGTTTGAAATTGACCACAAGTACCCCGTCACTAAAGGCGGTCAAACCGAATATCAAAACCTGCAAGCAACGCACAGGCGTTGCAATCGGAGGAAAGGATCGCGTCCATGAGCACCCTACGTTTTGTGAAACAATTACCGGAAAACAAACGTACCCAAATCGTTACCGCCGTTCATCGCGTTTGTGAGCGATATCACAACGGCGAAACGCATACGTCGATCTGTATGCCGCCGCGATTTGGCAAGAGTTCGGTCATCAGACTCTCGGCGCTTGAGCTTAACGCAACAACGAAAATGCCGACGGTTATGACCGCGCCTTGGGTCGACAATGTTGACCAGATTGTTGACCTTGAAAAAATCAAGGAAATGTATCTTGCCTATGGTGTCGATCTAAAGACGTCATTCCTGACGCACCGCGTCAAGCACCTGTCGACACACGAATGGTGGAAGCTGGAATCAGGGATTCCAACATTTGTGAGTTGTACGATCGGACTGATCAACAGCGCGGCAAACCAAAAACAATTTCTTGACGGCATTGCTGACATTTACCAGCGTTCGGGAAAGCGGGTGCCGGTATTTGTCGACGAGTGTCATCTCTGCAAGGAGATAAAAGCATGGGGCCGGTTATTGGCGGCGATCGTGGCCAGAGGCGGCTATGTTGTCGTGCTCACCGGAACACCGGTTCCTGGTGTACCTGGTTTCATCCAAGAGTTTAGTGAATGGGAGGAGGTCGTTCGCAAGAGCTTACGCAAAGAAGTTGTCGACGATCGGCTTAAATATTTTTTGGATACGCAAGAGGGCGAGCGGCGGAAATTGCTCAAGATCAGCGCCGATTATTCCGTCACATGGAAAGAGGCTTGGGATGTTGATGCTTTGGCGAAGGTTAACGCCATTTGGATCGACATGGATGTAAAAGACGATGAGACGAAGCAACCGATCGGCAAGCTCTCCGAGCTTTCAGCATCCGATTTGAACGGTCGTCTCCGTAAAGTTATGGAATCTGTTGAATTGATGACACTACAAGTTAATGCCGGCTTGCATCGACTCATGCAATTGCGCTCGAAAGAAAAAACCAAAACAGCGCAGATGCTCATTACGACCGGGTCGGACATTCACTTTGACGATCAACAAACGGCAGAGAACAACCGACACGCCCGAGCCTACAAAAAATTGCTTGATCGGCAGATGGCGGCGTTGGGAATAACTTTGCGGGTGGCGATCGCAACCGGATCGGTTGATAAGGCGAGCAACATCGTTAGGGAATTTCGCAAGGGGTTTCACGACGTTCTGATCGTCAAAAATATGGGACTCGTCGGGCTCGACGCTCCGCCGTGCAAGGTTGAGATTTTTGGCAGTCCGTTACGCAACGGAGCTCTGGCAATTCAATCACTCAGTCGGGCGTTGACAACGTGGGGGACTTGCCCGGCAAGCTTAATTCTTCCCAAAGACTGCAAGATGGTCGAGTTGTATGACCGCTTAATCAAGGACCAGGGCGGCGAATATCGCGAAAGTAATTTGCGACTTATCGACAGCGTCGAGGTTGAACCGCCAGATGAAAAGCCGGTGTGGGTTTTTGATGGAGCCGCGGTCGATTCTTACAGCGACCATGACGGCAATCAGGCGAAAGGTGACTACGAGGCAATCCTTGAATTAATAAAAATCAAATACCACACCAACGGGCTTACCGATTTACAGATACTCGAAAACATAAAACTCGGTGGCTTTCCGGTTAGCAATGCCGAGCGCGACGAATTGTTGCGCGAGCAAGAGCAATTACGGGCGAGTGGGATTCAAAACCTCGACGAAGGCTTAGAGGACGTTGAGGGCAAGTTTGGCAAAGACGCCAGAAGTATCGTCAATCGGTACATTAGTTATTACGAAAACAAAGAACTTTTTGTTGCCAAAGTCACCGAGCTCCAGGGTATTGCCAAGGACATTTGTGGCGTGAGGCAACCACTAAAGGACATTGATGATGTTGCGTTATTAAACCGACTCATCGACGCGCTGTATGTGGCGGAACGGCGGGTGTTTGGTCATGGCCAAGCGCAGCAATCTATTTGAATTTGAGCCGATGCTCGGCCCATGTGAGGACTACCCGATCGGGTCGGTCGAGTGGGCCGAGCGCATTTCAAACCGTTTGCAACTAGCCACTGAGTCGGTGACGCGCGACACGGCGCATCATTTGAAAACATGCCTCGAACAAATTTGGGGCGCGCCTGAACCACCGTGGAATGTATGGCCGAAAGGCAAGCCATTCGGCACGCCCGATGATTATTGCCTGGCCGTTACTGGCCATAGCTGGAAGGCGTTGCTGGAAATTGTTCGCGAGTTGGCCGACGACAATGATCTGTTTTCCGAGTTCACGATGCGAGTCGATCTTGCCAAGGCACAGGTCAAGCATCGAAAGCCGGGACGACCTTTAGATGAAACGCCTTATGATATAAGGCGTTTATCTGATAAGGGTGGCGACGGCGGCACCAGCGCGAGCTATCTGCTCCGTCGTCTAGCCAAAAAGAACAAAGAAATTCTCGACGCTTACGAGCGCGGCGAGTTCAAAAGCGTACACGCAGCAGCAAAGGCGGCCGGCTTGATCAAAGAGCCGACAGCGTATGTAAAAATTCTCAAGCTGATTCCGAAATTGACCGACGACGAGTGCGATATGCTGGTCAATGACCTCCTCCAATACAACATCAACAAGGCGAAAGCCGATCAGCAAGCGCGATTAAAGGCGCACAGGTCATGACCTCGCGCCCGCTTTGGATGCCGCTTTATGTTGGCGATTATCTCCGCGACACGCGGCATTTAACGACGCTGCAACATGGCGCGTATTTGCTTTTAATCATGGAGTATTGGGCCAAGGGCAAGCTCCCGAGCACGGACGCTGAGAGGCGCCGAGTGACGGCAATGACAACGAAGCAATGGCTAACCAATAGGTCGGTAATTGCTGCAATGTTTTCTCCCGATTGGCGCCATGAGCGAATCGAGCGCGAATTAGAAAAGGCCAACGAATTGCGATTGAAACGCGCTGTTTATGGCGCGAAAGGTGGCCGCATGAGCCGCGGCAGAAATAACCTTGAGCGATTCCAGGTCGTCAACACACTGCCAAGGAATAGGTAAGCAAAAGGGCGAGACAATCACCAAGTAAGTAAACTTTTGCAAACACCGTGCCAACAAGAGGACGACCGACAACAAAAGTTAGTGAGCAAAAAGGTTTCACTGCGAAACATATGTCAACGATCCTGACGCCTCACCTTGTCGAGCAAGCGCGCGAGCTCCGTGCCAATGGCGTCGGCTGGCATACCGTGAGCAAACGCACCGGCGTTAGCGAATATCTCTTGCGCGTCGAGCTCGAGCCGCATTTCCAGGCGCACCGGCGCGCGCAACACCGGCGCTATGTCATTGAAAAAAAGGAAATTGCGGAACACAAGGCGGCGATACGCGAACGCAAACGGGCAAGCGCGCCGCACGTCGTCACCGCGCTCGATCGCATACCGGACGACGTCATGCGCGAGGCCGAGCAACGCAAGATCGCATTAGAGCGCCGTACGTTGTCGCAAACGCTTATGGGTGATCCCGCACCAGGCTTTAGCGCGCGCGACCAACGGGCGAGACGCTAATCAATGGCAAAGCTCTATGACGGCGTCGAGGTCCTCGACAATTGGCATCCACTCGACGGTGTGCCGGCGCCCGAGCTCGTGCCGGGCCAATGGACCGCGGCGCATGTCGGCTTACGCCTGGCCGACGCCTGGCGGGTGCTCGGCCGTATGCCGTGGCGATCGCCGTTTCCGCGCGCGTTCGGGCGTTGCTGGCCGCCGTACCGCATTGAATGGACCGACCTTATGGCCATGATCGGCGCCGGCGAGCTTGAGTCCATGCAACGCGAGGCCAATCGCACGCGCGTTCTGCCGACGAGCCGGGAAATTTCCCACATGGAGCAAGCGATCGCCTGGCCTATGGAACATTTGCGCGAGCCGCGTCATGTGCTGATCGTCAATGTTTGCGCGCGAATGAAATCGGTCGACGGCGACCTCGACCGGGAAATCCGCCGGCGCAACTACGGCGGCGACGCGGAACAATGGCGGCGGCTCAATTGGACCTATTGCGATACGATCGCCGACGCATTGATCGGCAAGCGAATCATGGTGTTTTGAAAGCACCGCTACCTTCATGCGCCCTATAGGAGCAACCGATGGCCTTTGATCAGCACCTTGCCAATGAGATTAAACGCAGCGACGAGCTTTACGCTGAAAACATGCGACTGCGGAAGGCACTACAGGACATGATTGAAATTACAAAGCGCAATTCGGAAGCAAGTCTGATGCTCATTGCGATCCGCAAATGTGCAGAACATGCGCTTACCGCCGCACAACATCCATGACCGAGAAACAAAAAACTGAATTTCGAACGGATGACCGCCCCGAGCCATCGCTGCCGGTAAAGATCGGTGGTGGTGGTTTCGTCGGCTTGGCTGTGGTGATCGCGTTCGCAACGCTTCTGATTTTTGTGTGGGCTGCAACTCATTAACCGCCGCTAAATGATCGAGCGCCTTAGCACCGCGGCAAAAACGTACCTCTCGGCGATCGGCGCGGTTGCGATCTATGTCTCAGTCGACCAGGGCAACCCGATCACCGTCGGCGTTGCGCGCGATCTCGACAAGGCGATCCGCAATATCCGGCGGATCATGTCGCCGACGGCCTCGATCTCCTGGATCGCATGGGGCATGGACTACGCGGCGCTCACGGCGATCGCGCAAACGCCAAATTTGATCTATGTCAACCGCGACGACGGCATCAAGCGCGCTTTGCCGCTCAACGAGCTCGTCGCCTTGATCGAATTGATGGCAAACATGCGCGGCGTGACGTTGACGCCGCACGCCCGCGCGATCGAGCGGGCAAAAGTCTATGCCGGCTATCTCGACGACGCGATCGAGGCCATGCAACGCGACGGCACATTCTCGGCGTTCAACCACGCCTACAAGCTCTATCGCCAGGAACGCGCCAAGAGGAACGAATCAGCACCGCCGTTTTGGGCCGTCATGCACGAATTGCGCGCCTTGATAATTCGGAGCCTGATCGCCAGCCCGAAAAACCGGCTCGTCCCGGCGAGCGTCATAATCGAAATTCGAAAACAATTTCCTTGGTTTACGCGCAAGTCGATCCCGCGCAAGTCGACCTTTCGCGGCAAGCGGCGTTGACAAGATATTGAAATTGCAACAATCCTACGCGCGAGACTTTTTGACGGGCCGAATTGCGTCCGCGAAAGCTCGATCCAGCGAAAATATGCGAGCCAAAGCAACGGGTAAGCGTGCCCGAATTTAGCACGTTTTTCGTATCCACTACGGAGAACAAACTAAGGCAATGCACGCAAGCGATCGCCTGACGCGCGTCCGTTGGTACGGCTTGCGACGTTGGCGCAAGCGCGCACGATACCAATTACGCGAGCATCCGCTTTGCGCTATGTGCTTGAAGGATGGGATCGTCACGCCGGCCTATGCGGCCGACCACATCACGCCACACCGAGGCGACGAGCACTCGTTCTGGAACGGTGCATTGCAATCGTTGTGCTTGACGCATCACAACGTCACCAAGCAACGCGAGGAGCTCGACGGCTTTGCTTGCAACGTCGACGCGGATGGTTGGCCGACCGATCCGCGTCATCCATCCAATGCAAGAGACTAGTCGCACGCGCGCGGAGGGTCGGCGCGGGTCCTATTCCCGTCAAAGGGTGGGGGGGCGGTTGCGACCATCCACGCGCAACGGCCCGCGACCGGCCGCCTAGTTTCCTTATTTAGCCCTAAGTTACTGAAATTGCTTCGAAGGTCGGCGAAAGTCGCGCCGCGGTTGCCGGCGATCGTTTCCCGCTCGGCGCCGTTGACACTACGGAAAACCTCGATGGAGGAAATCGCATGACGCTCGGGCTCGCGTTCTGGATTCTCATGTTGATATGGGCCGTGTTCGGCTTGCTCACGCATTTCGGTTACGTCGGCGGCGTCTATGCCGTCGGCGGGTCGACCGTCTTGCTATTCGTCTTGTTCGGCTTGCTTGGTTGGCAAACATTCGGAGCACCGTTGCACAAATGACCGCGCCCGTTCCGGTCAAGCTCAAGCTTTTGCGCGGCAATCCAGGACACCAACGGCTCAAGCCCGAGCTTGAGCCGATCGCGCTCGCGAGCATCCCCGATCCGCCCGACTATTTGCTCCCCGACGCGGTGATCGAATGGCGCCGCGTCGCGCCCGAGCTCTACCGGCTCGGGCTTTTGACGCTCGTCGACGTCAACACACTCGCCGCCTATTGCTCGGCTTATGCGCGCTGGCTCATCGCCGAGCGGTCGATCAAGGCGATGGCCGAGCACGATCCGAAATTTTCCGGTTTGGCGGCGCGCAACGACGCCGGCCATATCATCGCCAACCCGATCGTCGGCGTTGCCGCCAGGGCATCGTGCGAAATGGTGAAATACGCGATGCAACTCGGCATGACACCGCTGGCGCGCACGCGGCTTGCCGCCGGCCCGGTGAAAAAGGCCGGCAAGTTCGACGGGCTCGTCGCGACCTGATCCATGCTTGCCAAGGTCGAGCGTACCGCGGCCGGCAAGGAGCGGGCGCGCAAGGTCATCCGCTTTATTGAAAAATTGACGGTGCCGAGCGGCAACGGGCAAGGGCAACCGTTCAAGCTGCAAGCCTGGCAGAAAAAGTTTATCCGCGATATCTACGAGCCGTCATTGCCCGACGGCCGTCGGGTCGTGCGCCGCGCGATCCTGTCAATGGCGCGCAAGAACGGCAAGACGGCGCTGATTGCCTGTATTGCGCTCGCGCATTTATGCGGGCCTGAGCGTATTCCGCACGGCGAGATTTACTCGGCCGCCAACGATGCCGACCAGGCCGGAATTATTTTCAAGTTTGCCAAGCAAATCGTCGAGTCCGAGCCCGAGCTCGCGCACGAGGTCGAGATCGTGCCGTCGCGCAAGACCATGATCGGCCGCTCGACCGCCTCGGTGTATCGGGCGATCTCGTCCGAGGCCGGAACGAAACACGGCTATTTGCCAAGCCTGGTGATTTACGACGAGCTCGCGCAAGCGAAAAACCGCGATCTTTACGACGTGCTCGATACGAGTTTCGGCGCGTGCCGCGAGCCGCTGTTTATTACGCTCTCGACGCAATCGAACGATCCCGAACATATCATGTCGCAATTGATCGACGACGGGCTCTCGGGCGTCGATCCGACCATCGTTTGCCAACTCCACGCCGCGGATGAAAATTGCGAGCTCGGCGACCGGCGGCAATGGAAAAAGGCCAACCCGGCGCTCGGTCTTTTCCGCGACGTTGACGACCTCGCCGCCGCGATCGTCAAGGCCGAGCGGATGCCGGCCGAGGAGCCCAAAGTCAGAAACCTGTTGCTCAATCAACGGGTATCGCCGGCCTCGATCCTCATAAGCCGCGCCGAATGGATGGCGTGCGCCGGCGAGGCACAATTCACGCCAGGGGAGACGGTTTACCTTGCGCTCGATCTTTCGAACACGCTCGACCTGTCGGCCTTGCTCATGGGCTCGGCGGATGACGTCGCGCGTATTCAACCGTTTTTCTGGAAACCCGCCGAGCAACTTGCCGAGCAAAGTTTCCGCGATTTCGGATCGGGCAACCTCCGCTACGTCCAATGGGCCGACGCGGGATACATCGAAACCACGCCGGGCAAATCAATCGACAAGGAAGCGATCGCCCGGCGGATCGCTGAATTGACCGGGCGCTATCACGTCCGCGCGCTCGCCTACGATCGCTGGCGCATCGAGGATTTGTTGCGCGAGTTCGATCGTATCGGCTTCAAGGCGTACAAGGCCGCCGGCGACGACGATCCCGGCAAGCCGAGCAAGGAATTGCCGCGCGACGGCTTGCGCCTGGTGCCGTGGGGCCAGGGCTTCAAGGATATGGCGCCGGCGATCGACGCGCTCGAAAGCGCGGTCGTCGACCGCAAGCTCATCCATCCCAACAATCCGTGCCTGACCTGGAACATGGCGAACGCGATCGCGGTCATGGACCCGGCCGGCGGCCGCAAGCTCGACAAGGACAAGAGCCGATTCCGTATCGACGGCGCGGTCGCGCTGGCGATGCTCATGGGCTTGCGCGCGCGCGACCGGCTCCGCCAGGTCGTCGACTTTTCCACATTGATCGGTTGAACAAAGGAGCTCGCTATGTCGCTTGAAATCATCGACGGCCCGACCATCCCGCGCGGTGAATCGCTGTCCGAGGGCGTTGATTGCTCGGCCGGCGAGATCGTGCGGATCACCGTGCCGCAAGAGTTCACCGAGGCAAATTTGACGTTTCAGGTATCGAGCAACGGCGATCTCTATAACGACCTGTTCGACGACCAGGGCGAGGAGATCACCGTCACCGCGACGCCCGACACCGGCATCGTCATCGAAGGGCGATGGGTCCGCTCGCTCGCCTTTGTCAAATTGCGCTCGGGCTCGCGCGACCATCCGGTCAACCAGCGCGAGGATTGCAAATTCGCCATAGCGATCGAGGCGGCCGCCGGTGCCGCGGCGATGGGCGCGCCAACCCCCAACCGCAAGAAATGAATAACGGCGGCTGGCTCGTGCTCGTGCTCGCGCTCGGCGCCGCGACGGTCCTCGGCGTCTGGTTATCCGGCGTCTGGAATTGTTGTTGATGGGAGCAAACCATGCCCGACATTGATCCGCCGGATGACGACGAAAATTACATGGATTTCATGGATCGCTGTACGTCCGACGCCGACGAGGATACCTGTCAAAACATCTGGGACGACGCCCAGGACGAAAAGGCCGGCGGCCGCGGTGCGATCGTCCGCAAGACGCACATTTCGAAAAGCGTCGACGGGCTGGCATTTGTCATGAGCGACGAGACGGTCGACCGCCTCGGCGAAGTGATAAAGGTCGACGGCTGGATGCTTGACGAATTTACAGAGCATCCCGCCGCCTTTTTTAATCACGACACCGATTTTCCCATTGGCACATGGAAAAACGTGCGCGTCGAAAAGGGCGCGTTGCGCGGGACGCTCGCGCTCGCCGAGGAAAATACCAGCGACCGGATCAATGAGCTCCGTAGCCTCGTTAGGCAAGGCATCCTAAGAGCCGTGAGCGTCGGCTTTAAGCCGGTTGAAAAACAGCCAATGGACGAAAAAGCCGACAAGTATTTCGGCCCGTTCAAATACATCAAGCAAAAGCTAATCGAGTGCAGCCTCGTCGGCATCCCGGCGAATCCGAACGCCCTCGCAATCGCCAAGTCTCTGAAAGTCTCCGACGATACCTTGCGCCTGGTGTTTGCCAAGCACGGCAACAGAAACACGGCGCGCAACACGACCAAAGGCAAGCAAGCCGAAACCTCGCCCACACGAAAGACAACAACCATGTCAACGCTTGCTCAAAACATTATTGAATCGGAAAAGCGGTTGCTCGCGAAAAAGGACGAGCTCGCCGCGTTCCACGACGCCAAAGGCGACGGCAACTATACCGACGCCGATATGGAAACGATCGGCAAAGCCAACGCCGATATCGAGCACGAGCAAAAGCTCATGACGGCCTTGCGCGACTCCGAGAAAAACCTCGGCGCGCAATCCTCCGACGGCGGCCGCGCGATCATCCCGGCCCATGCGGCCAAGGCCAACGGCTCGAGCGCGATCGTGCAACCGCCGCGTCCGTTCAACGTGGCGGCGAAAAAACTCTCGCCGCTCGATCTCTTGTGTCGCGCCGGCGCCTTGATGGCGGTCGCGCAACGCGAGCGCAAATCGGTCGACGAGATTTGTCGCGCGGTCTATGGCGACGACGAGCCGACGCGGGCGGTGCTCGATTGGCAAACCAGGGCCGCAAGCAATATGGCGATGACGACCGTCGCCGGATGGGCCGCCGAGCTCGTCCAGCAAATCGTCGTCGACTTCATGGCAACGCTCTATCCGAAAGCAATCTTTCCGCGCTTTTCCGGTTTGGGCTTGTCGCTGACGTTCGGCCGCAACGGGAAAATCATCATCCCGACGCGGTCGCGCACGCCAACGATCGCCGGCTCGTTCGTCGGCGAAGGCTTGCCGATCCCCGTCCGCCAGGGCGCTTTCACGTCGCAAA